GCAGAAACAGATTGATGATGCCGATTGGATGGGTGAGTATGATGATGTAGAACATCTACGTGCTGAGTTGAAACATGTTAAAGAGGCACAGGCTAACGGCGATGTCTGGTATCCTATGTTCTAACTATGTATATCGTATCTAAAGTTTTAATTGCAGCGTATATGATTGGCATGGTGTACTTCTTGTACGATACATTTAAGGATGACTACAATGACAGAAGGAAGTGAGGATGATCCACATGATGAATCAACACATTGGATTGGGCAGATACGCAAAGAGAGTACTAACAGCAATGAGCGTGACACTGAACGTGATACTAGGAGGACAAAACAATCAAACGTTCAGCGCAAGAAACCACCAGTGGAGAAGAGAAAGAAAACCTAACATAGTATTTCTCATTGACTTGTTCTTAGGTAAAGGTCATTGTTGTATGTGTTGGGTTTATTGGAAGACGAGGAGAAAATGGTGAGCATTCCAGGTAAGACAGCAAATGTACGTGACATCGTGTACTACTATCTACAAAGCGACAACTACAAACGCTTGTCTGCTAAGTCACAGCGTGAGTATGCTGCACAGTTAGAGAAGGTGCTTGATACTGTAGTAGAAGGTAAGCAGTTGGGTAGTTACCGTGCACGTTCACTCAAAGCTAGACATACTAACCTAGCATATCAGCAGTGGCTACAGACAGGTGCACACACAGCTAACTATCGCAAGGCTACACTCAGCACAGCATGGCGTTACTGTATGCGTCTTGACGTTATGGAGAATGATCCAGTACGCCTTATCAAAACGGAGAACGCTAAGCCACGCAAGGTCAAGTGGTCACGTGAACAGGTGTCAACCTTTCTTGACACAGCATACTCCGACTTCAAGTGGCGTAGCATTGGGTTGATTGTACACATGGCATACGATCTAGCTCAACGTGTAGGTGACATGCGTGTCTTGACTTGGGATGAGGTAGACTTAGATGCCCAGCGCATAGACCTAACACAAAGTAAGCGTGGAGCAGACGTACACTTGCCTATCTCACAAGCCCTGACAGGTATGCTACAACAGCAGAAGGATGACTTTGGGTTCCAACCCTACGTAGCACCCAAGACAACGCCTGTAGCAGGAGCTTATGTGCCTTACCCAGTAGACCAGATTGATGATGCTATCAATGAAGTCAAGGATGCTGCAGGACTACCAAAGAATATTACTGCTATGGACTTACGCCGCACTGCTATCACTGAGATGGTAGAGGGTGGTGCTGACCTGGCTCACATCATGCAAGTCAGTGGACACCGTAGTCCTGACTCAGTAAGACCTTACATGGTCAACACATTCAGTGGTGCTAAGACTGCACTGGCTAAGAGAGGAGGACGTGATGACTAGACGTGTTATCTCTAAAATAGAACGGGAAGCTATTATAAAAGTATGGCATTCTAAATGCGCTTACTGCAGAAAAAAACAAGATAAGTTTGATATTGATCACATAGAACCTTATTCTAAGGGCGGGTCTTGTGATTTGTCTAACCTTGTACCTGCTTGTAATAAATGTAATAGTACCAAAGCTAACCTAGTAATACCTGACGAGTACAAAGGTATTCTTATAGCAAAAGCTGCAATCAAGAAAGAGAGAATAGAAAAGTTAATTAAAGCTGCTGAACATAAAAAGATAAAACCTAAGCACACAGAATACAAAAGAAACCCTTTTCATTGTATAGACATACCTTACACATGTGATCTATTCTACACAGATTGGGACTATGTAGGGCCAGTAGAGCTTTATGAACCTACTGAAGGTGTTTTGCAGTATCTTGACTTGATATATTTAAACATAAAAACAAAAGAGGTAAAAAGAGAATGCCTAAATGAGCCTTATACAATAGAAACATCTACCATTCCTTTACATCTAATAAAAACAAAAGACTACAAGTTGGGAAGACTGTCATTAAATAAAAAGATACCTAATGGTTGGGGTTTACACAGTTGTAAAGTGATAAATAAATACATTAAAAATGAAGACACTATACATGTAGAGTTAGGTGAGGACTTTAATTATGTTTACGGGGTTGTGAAATCTAATGCAGAACGTTAAGAAGTACGTAGAAGGTCTTGATATAAAAGAAGGAATGCAGTACCGTGCTACCTGTCCTTGGTGTGGTGGTAAGAACACATTCACTGCTACAAAAGAGGATGGCACTGTGCTATACAACTGCTACAAGCTTGACTGTCGCATCAAGGGCGCTACCAGTACAGGCATGACAGCAGAGGAGATCATGGGTAGGTTACGCCCACGTACTACATCCGCAAAGGAGGAACAAGAGTTGCTTACATGGCCTGAACATGTTGTCACACCCAAGGCTGAGCACACACTACACACTAAGTTTGTCAAGCGCTGGGACTTGGACTATGAATACTTGATGTACGATGTCAAAGATCGACGCACTGTGTTCCCAATACGACATGATGGTAGGCTTATTGATGCAGTTGGACGTGCGTTAGATGGAGCTATACCAAAGTGGTATCGTTACAGTGGGGTAGCTGATGTATACAAACGTACTATAGGTAAACCCAATGGTGTAGTTTTACTGGTAGAGGATGTCATTAGTGCAGTCACAGCAGCTAAACTTGTGCCAGGTTTGACAGGTATTGCGATCCTTGGTACATCACTTAATGTTACAATGATGAAACATTTAGATGGTTTCTTGAGGGTAATTGTAGCGTTAGACCCTGATGCTGCACACAAGACCTTGGCATACAAGCGAGAGATAGAGTCGTGGACAGGGTTAGACACAAGAGCATTAAGACTTGACGATGACCTGAAGTATAAGGTAGAGTCTGATATAATGAAACTTAAGGAGATGGTATGATAGAAGTAACTTACGTTAATCACATGGGTGATGACTTATCTGTAGTTAATGCTGCACGTGTTAGCTTCGGTAAGAAGAGTGACTACATGCCACGTGTACACATGGGTGAGCCAAAGGTTTTGCAACACAAGGATAATCGACTGATCAAGTTTCTTGCTAAGCATAAGCACAAGTCACCGTTTAACCACACGTTCACTACATTCCATGTCAAGGCACCAGTGTTTGTAGCACGTCAGTTAGTTAAGCATGAGTACATGCCTTGGAATGAGATCAGTAGACGCTATGTGGATAATAAACCAGAGTTCTACCAGCCTGAAGAATGGCGTGGACGTAGTGCTGATAAGAAGCAGGGCAGTGATGGTATTGTTAAGAGTAACGCTAACGTACCTTACTTTAATGATACGATGCTAGGTGTATATACACAGCTACTTGATGAAGGTGTAGCACCAGAGCAAGCACGTATGGTATTGCCACAGTCTATGATGACAGAATGGTACTGGTCAGGTACACTGTATGCATTCGCTAAGATGTGTGGACTACGCTTGAAGGAAGACACCCAGGCTGAGACACGTATCGTAGCTGAGAAGATTGAAGATGTTATGGCTAAACTATACCCCGTATCATGGGAAGCATTAAGGATGTACGAGGAATGAAATGGCTCTTGGTTCTTGTATTCCTACATGAAGGTATACCTTATGTTAACACACTAGGTATATACTCTTCTATGTATGATTGCTTTGATGCATTCGAGGAGTTAGAGAATCAAGTACCACAAGAAGCACAGCTAGTATGTATAAAGGATAAACAATGACAGGAACGATTGGAGTAGAACAAGTTGAGGAACACGAGGATGGCAGTGCCACCTATCAGTTTCACTTGGATGGCAACTGTGCTAAGTTGCTGCAGGAAGAAGGGCTGAAGCTAGTACTATACTGTGCAGCAGCCAAGCTAGACTTGCAGATAGTGTATGACTTCATAGAAGATCACATAAGGTATGAGACAGAAGAGCTTACAGAGTATGAGTTTGGAGTAGAAGATGACGAAGCTACCTGAAGGACGTAAGCCGTTACCTAATGAGTGGTTCATTGATAGAGCTAAGATACTGCAACCTGAACCTAAAGATAAGAAGTGGAAGACATGCGTAAGCTGTGGTGGCCCAGCGCAAGATGACTTCTGTGGTTTCTGCTTAGAGGAAGAGTGATGTACACTGTAGAGTTTGAACCTGACGCAGCTATCATTAAGTCACTAGATGAATCAAATACGTGTGAAGACATCGAAGTTATTATAGCTGATGATGGGGTAGTATTTCTTCGTCAGTTCGTAGAAGAGTTAAACAGACACGAGATTATATCAATTACATATCAGCAGCTACTAGACATTATGGCTGCACTTAAATCACCTGAAGGAGCATTCTATGCGAGATTCCAACCCGCCCAAAACCGCAATACTTGATCAGCGTGTACCGCTTGGTATGGTATTTGTTAAACTAAGTGTAGATGAAGTGTTAGAAGCGTGTGATATTTATATCAATAACAAAAAGTTTGACAATGCACTTGACGCTGTGTATGACGGTGGGCATATAGAAAGCTGGGACTACTGGTCACAAGGAGATGTGAAATGAAAGAGCTACAAGAAGAACTAAAAGAATGGGAAGCTAAGCTACAGCACCCAAAGCTAGAAGCTTATGAGCGTAAGTTGATCCAGTGTGAGATCGCATACTTACAGAAGGAAATACAGGATAGGCAGTACACGAAGAAGAAAGAGTACGCCTAACCACTGTCTTAGAGGAGACACAACATGATGGAACTAGCACTTATCCGTACACTTATGGACAAAGAGTTCTATGATAATCACAAGGGTATCCGTTGCCCTGATAAGATATTCACTAAAGATGTACGTAAGATCAAGCAGACGCTAGACTATGCTATGGATACGTACGAGAAGACGCTTAGCCCTACTGAACTAGAGGCTCTCTTCTACGCTGGCAACAACAGCATGACTACCGCTAACAAAGAAGCGTATCGTGATCTGTTCCACAAGATTGCTAAAGAGAATCCACTTAACAAAGAGATAGCTACAGATGTATTGTCTAAGTTATTCCAACAAGTAGTCGGTGAAGAGATTGCTAACCTTGGCTTTGAATATGTTAACGGTAGCAAGAACAGTCTAGAACCTTTGCGTAACTTATTGCGTG